TTGCTTCTTACCTTCAAGCAGATCCGCAACGAAGTTGGCGAAGGTAACGATATCTTCAATAGGGCAAGCGCATTAAGTCTTGACTTGGCAAATGTTTTCGGCTCTGTTGATGCTGCTGCCATTCAACTTGGTAAAGCATTGTCAAACCCAATCAAAGGTGTGACCGCGCTTCAACGTTCCGGCATCAACTTCACGGATCAGCAGAAGGAACAGATCAAAACTTTGGTGCAGTCCGGCAAGGTTCTTGACGCACAAAAAATGATCTTGAAAGAAATTGAATCACAAGTTGGCGGTACTGCTGCTGCTAGTGCTACCGGTTTTGATCGTATGAAAGTTGCTATCGGTAACGTTCAAGAAGAATTGGGTGGCATACTCATTCCGTACATTGAACGGTTCGCAACATTTGTCGTTGATCGTGTTGTGCCGGTTATGTCCACGTTTGCTGACATCGTTGGCGAGAAGGGTGTCGGCGCAGGTATCACGTATCTGACCGGAAGCATCTTGAACGGTATTTCTAGTTTAGGTACTTTCGGCAAGCTCATGATTGGTTTGGGTGCAGCGTTCGTTGCTGTGCGTGTGGCAACCATTTCATACACGGCTGCTATGGGCGCGATGAAAATTGTTACCACGCTTTCAGATGGCGCGGTTGCTCAACTTATTACGCGTTTGGGGCAGGCGAAGATCGCTATGTTGGCAGCCGGTGGCATCACAGCGTTGCTCACATTGGCTGCTGCTATCTATGGTGCTTATGCGAAACAAAAGTCAAAGGCACAGCAAGCAACAGTGGACTTTGTTGATGCTTTGGAACTTGAAGGTGATGCGCAAGCAAAAGCGTTGGCGAATTTGTATCGCAGTAATCCGGCGTTCAAGAACTCAATTGATGTTTTGACGCGATATGGCGCAACTATCAATTTGTTGAAAGATTACGTGAACGGCAACGCCAACTCAATTACTGATTGGGGTGCAGCCGTTGATTCGGTTGCAGCAGATGTTGCCCGAATTGATCAAATAACCACAAGTGCTAATCCGAACATTGATGCGCAGGCTGCTGCTTACGATAATTTGCGTCAAAAAATACCTGCATTAAGAAACGCCACGAAAGAACAGATTGATACATTTATTACTTCAATCAAATTGTTCCAATCAATGCGCAAAGAAACACAAGCGACCACAGACGCGTTGGCAATTTTTACTGCCGGTCAGAATGGCGCGAATGGTTCAACAAATGGTTTTGGAAGTTCTGTTGATAAAGCAAAAGAAAAAGTCCGTTCGTATGTCAGCGCGTTGAAAGGTTTTGGTTCTGATCAGAAGTCATACACCAAAGCCATCAAAGACACGACGACAGCGAAGCAGAAACTTGAAACCGCTACGAACAAAGTGTCTGTGGCGCAAGCTCGTTATGATCAGATCGTTCGTGGCTATGGTGCCGGTTCGGATCAGGCTAAGGCTGCACAAGAAGCATTGGATCAAGCACAACGCGATCATACGCGCGCGACATTGGATTCGGAGAAAGCAGCGTTTGCTGTTACCGATGCCGAAGCAGAGTTGAATACTTTGCGTGCTTCCGGAACGGCAACCGCGCAAGAGATACGTGAAGCCGAGATCGCATTGCAAGAAGCGAAGTTGGCGCAAACAGAACAGACCATTGCTTTGCGTGATGCGAATAATGAAGTGATCGCTGCACAAACAACTTTGAATGAATTGATCAATGGCGCGACAACCGAAAGCGAAACATACAAAGAGGCTTTGAAAGAGTTGAACGATGCCAAAGCAGACGAAGCCGAAGCAGCAAACAATGTTGCCGAAGCAATTGATCGTGAAGCAGAAGCAAAATTGCGTTTGGCAGAAGCAGAACGCGAACTGACTAGCGCACGTGGCGGTGTTTCAAAAGGTGAACGCGCCAAAGCAGAAAAACAAACAGGTGTTGTTGATATTACCGGCAAGCGCAAAGACTTTCTTGCGATGGTCAATAAGCAATTCGGCACAAAGTTCAAGAGCATTCAGGGATACATTGACGCCGGAAAGAACGCCACATCACGCGCTGACCGCAAACAGCGTTTCAATGAGTTCGCACAAAAGAACGGAATACCCCAGATGGCGCGCGGTGGCATCGTCAGCCAACCCACATTTGCGCTCATCGGCGAGAAAGCACCAGAAGCAGTGATTCCTTTGGATCGTCTTGCCGGTGGCGGAGATACATACATTGTGAACATCAACAGCAAGATCGCAGATGAAACGTTACCGGATCTTCTTGTCGCGGAGTTGCGAAAGTTCAATAGGCGTTCTGGTGCCATCAACATTCAGGTGGCGTAAATGGGTGGCTTATCAACGCTTGGGGATTACAAAGTAGAATTAGACGCTGGCTTTTTACGTGACGAATTCATCTTGGGTTCATCAGAGCTTGGCGGTACAGATACGTTGGGTGGATCTACTTCGTTCTTTGATGTGACTGAATATGTAACCAATGTTCAGATCAAACGGGGCAGGGATTCGCAAGACGCACAGTTCGGCGCAGGAACATGCACTGTGGTGATTGATGACTTGAAAGGTCAAGACAAGTTCAGTGTCGCCAATCAGGATTCACCGTATTGGAATGTTGAGCGTGGTCGTCTTGGTTTTGAACCGCGACGCAAGATTCGCATTTCACGCAACAGTCAATTCATCTTTGTCGGTTTTATCCAGTCATACGATACAGAGTTCGGCATGGACGGACACAACATGATTACGGTTCGTTCTGCTGACGCGTTTTCTTTGCTATCTCAATCAAGCATTTCAACGTTCACGCCACCGGCAGAAAAGTCTGGTGCGCGCGTGGATCGTATTCTTGGTTTGCCAGAAGTCCAATTCCCCAATGATCCTTTGCCGGTTATAGCCGAAGGTGTGGCGAACCTTTCGGCAACCGAAGTAACTTCACAAACACCTTTGGCGTATTTCAATGCCATCACACAGTCAGCAGAACAGGGACGTTTCTATATTAGTCGCAGTGGTGTTTTCATTTGGGAAGCACGAACAGCACAAGCAGTTTCAACAGTTCCTACAATTGTGTTCACCGATGATGTTTCCGGTATTCGCTATAACAGTTTGGAAGTGATTTACGAATGAGTGTTAGCAAACAGTCAGTCAGACCGGATTCACTGGTCAATTATGTGGAAGTTATTGTTGCCCCTAATCCTGCACAGCCAACACCAACTCCACAAATTGTTGAATCCGCGCCATCGCAGGAAACATACGGACTGCAAGGAATCACTATTGATGGCTCATTGCTGACCACAGACGCAGACGCAGAACTGTTAGCAGATTATCTACTTAGACCAGATCCCAACTTTTGGTTCACCGGATTGGGTATTGAGATGGCGCGCCTGACCAGTGATCAACGCAACATCATAGCGCAGCTTGACATCGGATCTTTGGTGACGGTCAAAAAGAAACAACGGTTTGGCACCCCATCAGAAATCACGAAAACGCTATACGTTGAGGGTATTGAACATCGGATCACTTCCGGTGGGCATCAAGTTTCATTGTATTTTTCACCGGTTGGTTTTTACGAAGCATGGCAGGACGTTACTGCTACGCTGCAATGGGAAGATGTCGCGGAAGGTTTGTCTTGGGCTAACCTGATCTGGACTTCATTGTAAGGAACATCATGGGAACAACACCGAATTATGCAATTCCATATCCAGAGATTACGGACTTCGTTGCCGATGGTGCTGTGGCTATGGAAAACATCGCCGAAAAAGTTGATCTAGTTTTAGCATCTGCCACAAACGGCAGGAACCGTCTGATCAATGGCGACTTCCGTGTAGCGCAACGCGGAACATCTTTCGTCGCTGGCGCAAACAATGATGACACATACAACCTTGATCGTTGGTATGTTCTGTCCGAAGTGAACGACACGGTAGATATTACGCAAGCAAGCGTGGCACCAACCGGCGGTTTGTTTTCTATCGGGCTTGACGTTGAAACAATTAACAACAAGTTTGGTATTGCGCAGATTATTGAAACACGAAATCTTGTTGGCTGTGTCGGTTCACAATGCACGTTGTCTTTTAAGTTTCGCACTAGCGGATCATCAATTGGCAACGTGAAGGCTGCCATTATCGCTTGGACAGGAACATCAGATACGGTGACATCTGATTTTGTATCAACTTGGAATGCTGATGGCGTGAACCCAACTTTGATT